TCATTCATCAATGCCAGTTTTGTATATTCCTGCAATGCCATGTCGGCTGTGGTTTTCAGTTTTTCCTGTACAGTGCTTATCATACCTTCCAGGTCAGCTAATGTATCGCTTATGATTTGCTCGTTCTCTTCCGCTGATTCTCCAACTCTTGTTACGTTGTAAGCAAAACTGTCAGCATATTCATTGAAACGTGTTTCAAGATTCTTAATTTCTGTGCTGTATTCCTGTATAGCACTATGCATTTTGTCGATTTCTGAACCCAAGTTCTGTGTCAGTCCTGCCAGTTCATAGCTCGACAATCCTATTTCATCATACAGTTCCTTTAATGCCGCGTCCCTTGTCGCTTTCGCGTGACCAACTATAACGCCTGTCAATGCGCCAATAGCACCAACCACCAAACCTATTGGGCCTAACGCAACGTACATAGCCGTACCTACACCGGCAATAGTTAATACCAATTGCGGCAATACATCTTTCAAGTCCTTTGTTCCACTCGTTAGGTCATATGTAATATCCTTGAATGATGTAAATGCAACCAATGCACCACCAGCGCCTATCAAAACCTTTGTTGCTAACGGTATTGCACTTCTGAATCCTTTAAGTCCGGCATTAAATGCTGCAAATCCTGTCGCACCGCTGTTCAATGCTATTGCAAATGCATTCTGGAACTCTATCAATGGTTTGAATGTTCTAAGGAACAATGCAATCGCATTAACTGTCGATATTACTTTCTCGGCCACGAACAACCCTGTAAACACAGCCAAAAATGGAACCAACTTTTCAACTATGCCTTTTACTTCATTGTAAATTTCCGTTCCTTTGTCAACGACTTTATCAAGCCAGTCATCAATGCTTGGCAGCTTAATGTCCAAATCGAAACCGCTCAACCCTGGCGCAAGTGCTCCCTGCTTCGGCTTGCCTAAAATATTTATTTCGTCAATGCCTGCCATTGCATTTTTAAACTTTGCAACCTCTTCATTGACATCTCCGAAGGCGTCACCTAAATCTATTATGTCGTTAACCATTCTTCTGTCATAATCAATTTTTGTCAGCTCAAATCCCAACAATGTTGCGATTTTGTTTGCCACATCCGTCAAAACCTGCACAAACGCCTGTACGTAAGGTATTACCTTAATCAATATAGGTATCAGCATGTTACCCAATGCTCTACGCAACTGAACTATTCTCTGGTTCAATATTCTCAATGCGTTTGCAGGTGTCTCTAATGTGGCCCCCATATCGTGGAATACATTGGTGGACTGCTCCATGATTGTTACATATCTCAATAGTGCTTTCTGTGCTTGTGTAAGCTCGTTGAAATTTATTTTTATACCATGATTTAAAGCTGTCTGTTTCAGTGTTGCTTGGTCAAGCGCATAACCCCACCTACGCAGCGGTTCCAACTCACCAGCCAAACCGGACTGGAACTTCAGCGCCGCAGTTTCAATATGTACGTTAAAAAACGAAGCAGCGTCATAAATTAACTGCGTCAGGTTTCTGGACATTATGGTTGCCTTGTCCTCAAGCACACCAAAACCATCCGAAATCTGTTGAAAAATACCTTGGTAGCGCATCCATTCTGAACTGTCAACACCCATGATACGCTCAACAGCTTTTGCATATTCATATGCAGATTCAGCTGCCTTGCCCATAGTAACTGTAAACAAGTTCAAGTTTTCTTGATACTTGTTCGATTCAATTATCCAATCGCTTATAATGTTTACGGCTTTTCTAATGGTGTAATAATACAGATTCAGTTTTGCCAATGCCCACGTCAAGCCACTGCCCATGCTCGTAAATGAATTGCCAGCTTGTTTATTGGAAGCTTGCAGTCCTTTGTTGCTTTCAATTATTTTCTGTATCCTGATCGGGAATGCCGCAAAACCTTTGGATACTTTCTCCATTTCGGTAGCTAACGGCCTTATCGCATCTGTGACTCTTCGGATTTGTTCCGCAAATTTATCCAAATCCATTTCATTCAATAATTGCGATATTTCGGGCAATTTTCTCAAACTGTTCAAAAACGAATTTAAGTTATTCTTTTCCAGCTGTTTTAAAATGTTGCCTGCGTCAACCAATTTTTGCATTTTATCGGTTATGTCAGGCATGTTGCCCAATGCTTCCAATGCTTGTGGCAACTTGCTAAGTCCGGTTACGCTAAACTTAAAATTGCTTAAAGGCTTGAGAGCTTCCGCAAGCTTGCTCAAGCCAGAATAATCAGTAGTTTTTGCTTTTAGTTTATCAAGTGTTGCTATAAGTTTCTCCAGACTACTGGAGGCACTTTCAGAGCTGCCCTGTATCTCTATTTGAAGTTCTTCAATTGTTGCCATTCTCTCGTGCCTCCTTCTTCCGTTTACTTGATTCTGCTTGTGCTCTTAAATACTTTGCTCTTTCTTCTATCTTCCTACGTTGCACTCTCGCCATATCTTCCTTCGTCAACGGGTAAGGCTCTTCCGGATATGGCGCTTGTTTGCTTCCGTGCAATGCACATGCTATTGCGTCCATTGTGTATTTATTGTGCAACCAGGCTCTGAAGTTTTCGTTGTGCCTCTTTATATCCCACGCCTTGCGATATGTGACAGTCAACCAAGGATCTCCGTTCCAAAACTCGTCTATTGTCATTCCTATTGCAAGGTAATGTGGTAAAACTTCGTTAAATAATTCTGTGTACTTTATGCTTTCGTCGGGAGAACCTTCGTCTACCAGTTCTTCCCCCACTTGGCGTTTCCCTCGCCACTGCCTGTCAGCAACGAATCGAGTGTATCCACATACATTTCAATAAGCGCTTCGATTAATCCATCCTTGTTCTCCAAATTGTCGAAAATTTCTTCAACAACTTTTCTTTTAATGCCAGGGTAGTTCTTCCTAAATGCGCCGTAAAACAACAGTGGTGTCAGTGTAGCTGGTTTATCTGCTAGGTCTTTCACAACAAACCCATGCTGCTCCAAAAATTCAACAGTTTTTCTGTTGATTTCCAGTGTGTAATCTTCCCCTTTATAACTAACCGTTAATGTTTTTGCCATTAAAATTTACCCTCCTTAAAATCATTAATCCAAAAGTTCAATATCGCTTGTTGGCAAAATTCTTATTTGCATATCGTGCGGTTCGCCAACACCACTACCCAACACTCTCACTTGCAAATAGCCTTTATATCCAAATTTGCCCAACGAACCTTCCAGATCACCCAAATATTCAGCAAACATCTGCTCTGTGCCTTCCAATACTTTCAGTGTTTCAAAATCAGTTAGGTCATAATTTGCTATAAACACTTTAACTTCATTGGCCTTTATTCCTGGTTTGTATTTTCTGACAGCATCAGATTTTGTGGTTATTTCGTAAGCTTCGATTTCGCCGTGTATGTCAGGCGTGTCTTTTACGTCAACCAGCTTTGCATATGTAACTGCAACGCCTTCCCCTTCAGTGCCCAACATTAAATAATGCAAAAAATCAGCAGTACTCATGTCTTTACCTCCTTGTATAAATATATCCGTTGTTTCCAACTGTGCCTGTAAATCTTAAAACCTTTCGTGCAATGCTTGGGTCTGTCAGATTTGGAACTTCCGTTACACTAACCACTGAAAATCCCATTTCAAGCATTGCGTCTACAATTATTTTTTCAATTGCTTCAAGTTCGTCCAAAGCTCCTGCTTCCTTGTTGCTTGCCAATTGCCATTCATATCCGTGATTCCACATCACAGGTTTGTTGCCTATTGCAGTTTTCTTGTCCACAGATTTTTCAATCTGTGTCATATAACAGTATGGAAAATGTTCAGGCCTCCATTCTGGCTTGCGTGTCAGGTATACATAACCTTCATGATATTCTGCTCTTACTTTATTCGCAACCATGTTAAAAACCGTTTTAGCGTCAATCAAACCTGAACACCCCCTTTGCTTCCTCTTCTGCAATATCCTCCAAATACCTTGCGGTGTAATACATGAATGGTCTGCTTGGCATACCCGCTGTCCATGCTCTTAATTGCCCTTGTGAATCAGTCCACTTGTACGGATTGCCGTCCGATTCGTCTGTTGGATACCACCATCCCGCTGCGCCATGATTGTTTATGTCGTACTGCCACTCAAACTCATTCACCAACGGATGATGAGGTGCTTCTTTCCCAACGAATCCTGTTCCAAACTCAAAATACATGCTGTGTGGCGCCGTGGATTTAACCAACGCTCTCCCGCTTTCCATGTGAACCGCCTCAATCCATTCCGTTATCCCAGTGTGGGAAAAATATGCGGCTCTTTCCACATAATCGATTGCAAATTCCTTTCCTTTGTCAGCCAGATTGTTAACCAACCTGTCAGTTCGTTTCGCCAAACTGTTTTTGTAATCAGTCAATAATTTTATTGCGTCATTTATGCTTTTGTCGTTCAGTTTAACAACAATTTTCTTCACTGACGTTTACCCTCCTGACGGGTATTCGCACAACATTCAAACCTTTCATTGGCGGCGCAACCACTATGTAGTCATGCGGTTTTGTCGGGCCAACATCTATCCACAAACGCGTCTTGTCCATTATCGGGCAATCCATATCACAAACTATCAATTCTCTATCGTAAACCACATTAGCACCATACAACTGTATATTTTCTCTGCTTTGTCCTGCCGTAACGTGTGCCTTGTATTTTTTAGGCTTGCCATAGCCTGGAACAACGTTTCCCCACTCGTCTGTTCCTTCGTATGACCCGAATGCCGAATACCATATTGTTTTTTTGTTTCTTTCCAGCCCACGCATTCAGAATCCCACCTTGGCCTTCGGCACAATTTCTTTCAGCAAGCTTTCTGACACTCCAGGACTTTCATATGTCCTGTCAATTCCGCCCTCCGTGTGTCGCAACTCACCTTCGGCACCACGTTTGTTGTACAATTCAACAGCTATTTGCAGCTGTAAATGTCTATACTGTGGTTCCACGTCCATATCCTCGTTATAACCAAATGGGAAGCGCCGTGCTAAAATTATTAACTTTGCCATATCTAAATACAGTTCAGCTTCCTGATCTTCAATTGCTTCGCCCAACAACAACTTAAATCTCTCAACCATGTTGCGCTTCCCTCCTTTACAAATTATTGAACCTTCAGTGTGTAAACTCTGTCCATAGCCTCGAACGAAGGCAGTATGATTGCAGAAGCATATACCTGGATGTTTACTGGATGCGGCTCAACATATGTAGTAACTGCTATGCCGCCGCCAACAA